TCTGCCCACAAGGAATCTATCTGCAATGCTGTTATGGTCTACCGCCTTAATCTTCAGCGTATGAAACGGACTATCTATATCCATCGTCGGCCAGCGCTCCTGGATGGCGTGGATCGTTCCGGAGAATACCAGGGTGCTGGATAATCCGACGTTTAATTTTATGTCAACGCTCTGGCCCGGTGCAGGGCTGATCGTATTGGCTGCGTCCACCAGGATGAAATCAGCGGTCCCTCGGCTTTCGAGCTCATCATTGATGCTCAGGCTGGCTGGTTTGTATGCGCCGCTGAGGTCTGCCCCGTTGATGGTGATCTCTATGCCATCTACCGTCGGCAGCGATACCGTCAGCCGCCGTCGCGGTAATGCAGCCGGAGATAATTGAGTCGCTACCATTAGACAATAATGAATTTATCGCTGGATGCTGCCGACGCCGTAAAGGCTGGGCTGACGGTGAATTTCTTGGTACTTCCAACGTAATCAGCGATGCCCCTGGCGCTATTGGCGTTGTCCCCTGTGACGAAAAGCATTGTCCTTTCCGAATAGAAGTCATCTACGGCTGAGATGCTGCCTGAACCCACAATTACTGAGGTTGTAGAGCCTGAATCGCAGGTTACCTCGATCATGGTTGCCGCGCCCAGCGCCAGGAATGACGCGCCATCGGTTGAACCATTAACCTGCTTAACGTTGGCTGTCAGGGTATCGCTGCCCGCTGCAAGCTCCAGGTTGTCGGCGGCTGTGACGCTGGCGCTGATCGCCGCTACATTGCTGATGTTTGTCCAGCTTACCGGGTTGATGGTGACGCCTGAAGTGCTGGAGACGCCGCATAGCGTTATCATGCTGCCGGTATTCTCGGCGGCTGTCAGCGGCACCCAGTACATCCCTGGCGCGTTCGTAGAATCAACCTCGGTGATGCTGCCGTCAACACCATCAAGCACCCCATCCTTAACCAGCTTGAGGGTAAACTGCGCCTTGTCGCCTGTCTTCCCGCCGTCGGCGTCAGTTGCGAAAAAGTGAACCGCCGTTAAAGCTACGCCTGAGACTGGCATTATCCTATTACTCCCATCGTTGGTCTTGTTGTTGAACCGCCGCCGCCGCTACCGTGAAAAGATGACAGCATAGGATTTAAACAGAGGCGTTTTGTTAGGTCGTCGGCCCAGGATGACCCGTTCCAGTACGAAGCATAAAAAGCGGCGCCGCCTGGCCAGCTCTTGAGACCATCGGCCCCTAGCGGCTGGGCGTAATCTATAGTAAGGGTGTCGCCTGTACACTCAAACCCAATATAGAAAACCGTTCCCGATGTAATTGTTCCATCAGTTGTAAAAGTAATCTCACGCGAATAGTTCGATGCCATCGCTGCCGATTGCTGCGAGCTGTCTATAGATACGGCCGCTAATTCGCTCCCTGCGGCGTTCCAAATCGCTGCTTTATAATCATCGCCGGAGCTCCCTTCTACATCGCCGGTAAAATAAAAGCCGTCTACATGGAGCTCTATATCTTCACCGGCTGGAATTAAAACACGCTGCGCGAATCTGTGGCCCGTTGATGAAACCGTCTGGGTGGATTTTTCTTTATTGAAAATTCCCCCGACATCCCAGGCCTCATCTGTTTGCAAGGCGAACGTAGGGTAAGAATCGGCGTCAGGCACCCAACTGGACCCGGTGTAATAACTAAAATACGGGAACATATTATAATGAACGGTCTTGGTGTAGGTCACAAACGTGGCGTCATTCGTAGTCGATATGGTACCGCTGGAGTATTCCCACACCCCGGCCAGTAGCTCGCCCTGGGCTGCCGTATAAGCTGATGTATATGAATGGGCCTCCGTTGCGGGATAACTCGGCGTGAACTCGGCTGTTGTCGCCTTCACCACTCCATCGGGATCACCGGAAGCATCTACGCCCTGGAGTGTGAATTTATAGGCAGGTGGGGGAGCGCCGCCGGTACAGTAGGCGGTCATCCCGGTGATATCACAGGCCGCTGGAACCTGAAAAATCACAGCGGCTTTTTCTGCTGCGTCGTCAATGGTGAAAAGGCCGCGGCTCGCGTTGTAATAGCTCCCTGGGAAGGTCTTGAGCTGCGTTCCTATCAGATCATTGGTATCAGTCATCTATATACCTCCAAGCCTCGCATCTATAAATGCGGGCATTCCCTTGACAGCTTCCTGGGCTATGAGCTCGCCGTCTACGTGCAGGTTGATCGTCTGCCCACCGCCGCCGAACTCGCCCAGGCGGTCCAGCGGCACGATGGCCTCTGGCCCAGCTTCGCCAGCGAGTACAAGCTGGGGTTGTGAAATAATACCGCCCTCGGCAAATGACGCTAGTCCAAGCGCCCCGGCTGTCATGATCGCGGCTTGCCCTGCTGCCATTACAGGCGCGAGAGCTACGTTTAAAGGAAAAGGAACCGCAGACATCACCGACGCAAAGGTCGCGGCGAAGGTTTCGCCAGCTTTCGCGCTGACTACTGTGGCCACACCGGCCTTACTTACAGCCTTCTGAATCGCCCCGAATATCAAGAGCTGCGCTCCCAGAGAGACCAGGCGACTGATTACCATCTTTGCCAGCGACTTCCACAGGCTCTTGAGCGCCTCACCGAACGACGCCCCTGAGACCAGGACATCCGCGAAGGCGTCACCTATACCATCCGTAAAGCTGGTTAAAACATTCGTTCGGAAATCGTCGAATATCTGGCTGGTGCCAGCGATGATCTCGGCCATCCCGTTTTTCCAGGCTTGCCAGCTCGATATACTCTCTTTAGCTGTTTCGTTCGCGGCGTCGGCCTTGGCTTTGATATCGGCCAGCATCTCAGCGAAGTTACCGCCCTCGCCTGTGACGTCTTTGAGAACAATCAAGAGGTTGTTGTATCTTGTATGAGAATCATCGAGCGCCTGCGCTGCCGCTGGCCCTGACATCGTCGCCAGCACCATTTGAAGCTGAGATTCTTCTGCAAGCTGGGCGTTATAGAGCTCGCCTTTCTGGGTGGCCAGGGTCTTGGCCGCGATGAGATTGTCCTGGGCGTCCATCGATTTCTGAACAGCCTGCATCACCTTCAGAATGGTGACTTCCTGCGACGCCTCGGCGGCTGTGAGCCCCTTGGTGGATGCTTCTAATGCTTTTACAATGTTTCTTTGTCTTTGTAGCTTAACGGATAGATTGTCGAGCGCTCCAAGCCTGTTCTTGTTGACAATTTCCGCCAGCCTGGTGACCTCCAGCCGCGCCTTTTCCAGCCGCGTCAGGTCTTCTATACCTTGCTGAAGCTTGCGAATGCGCTTGTCGGTCTCGGTCATCTCCAGGCCTATCCCGCCTGTGAGCGCCTTCATTTTCGCCGCGACATAGTTATATCCAACTATCGCCATCGCCAACGCGCTGATGCCAGCAATCAAGGCGATTACAGGATGAGCGGCGATCAGGGTAAGAACAGACGCCAGCCCGGAGATCGCGCCTGAGAGATACCCCACCATAATTATCAGCGGCCCGATAGCCGCCCCCAGCGCGATGACGGTGATGATTGTAGCTTTCATGGCTGGCGTAGCTGCCGCGAATGCTCTTATCCAGCCCTGGATGATAGGTAGGAAACGGTCTCTGATTACCTCCAGAAGCGCTATAACAGCCGGTATCAGCGCCTCGCCCAGTACCCTGGACATTTCCATGAACCGATTTTTCAAGACCGTCAGGCGGGCTCCTGTGGTCTTGTAGCGCTTTTCGGCCAGCTTCTGCAAGGCGGTCTCATCGTCCCAGGCAGCGCTGGAGCGGCTGAGTGTCTTGGTGAGCTGGTCGCCAGCCCCGGCCAGCGTTAACAGCATTCGCCTGGTACGGTCAGCGCTAAAGCCCAGCATATCTACAGCTTTAAAGGCTTCTTCCTTTTCGAGCTTACCCAGCCCTTTAATCAGGGTATTTACAGCGCCAGCCGCGTCTTTCTCGAACTTCTGCCGGAACTTGTCAGCGGTCATCCCTGCAATAGACGCCATCGTATCCAGCTTTTTGCCGCCTTCGCCAGCGGCCTCCGCGATACCTATCAGCACCTTGCTCATCGCCGTACCGCCCATCTCGGCGGCAATGCCCACAGACGTCATGGCGGCTGAAAGGCCCAGAATATCAGCCTCAGACATTCCTATCAGCTTGCCTGTAGCTGCCAGCCTCAGGCCCATCTCCATGATCTCGCTCTCAGTCGTCGCGAACTCTGAGCCCAGGATGGTGAGACTGGTCGCCAGCCGGTTGATCTCTGCCTGGGGTAGCCTGGTGATCGCCGCAAATCTGGCAAGCGCCGTCGCCGCCTCTTCAGCCACCATCGTGCTGGTTTCGGCAAGGTTTACGATGGTCTCGGTAAACGTCAGAATATTGCGGCCTGAGATGCCCAGGCGTCCGGCCTCTTCGGCAATACTGGCAAGCCCGCCAGCCGCGACCGGCAGGCGCAGGCTCATATCTCTTAAGCCCTTGGCGAGCTCGGCCAGCTCAACATCGGTCCCCTTGACGGTCTTCTGGACCTTGGCAAAACTGGTCTCCCAGTCAATAGCCGTCTTGGT